TCCTTAGAACCTTTGACCTTATCATTCTTAGCCATCTGCAGCTCATAGAGCATCTGCTCCTTAGACATAGCGGCCTCTACGACCTTCGCAGCATCCTTTGAAGAGGCGTTCTTGATGGCATCCTTCTGACGCTGCGAAAGAACGTTCTTGGTCTCATCGACGCGGTTCTTGACGTTCTCGTTATCAACCAGTGCCTCTACCTCTCTCTTGAGAGCAGCCTTAACCCAGGTGGAGCCTTTGTGGAAAGCGACGATATAGGCATCGGTAGGCTCCCATCCTACTGCTAGCAGGTCGGCGAAGGCCATCTGCTCCGCAGTCAGCTTGAGGCTCTTACAAAGCTTCTGAGTTTTCTGTGATACTTCTAACTCCATATGACTTTATCAAGTTTTGAAACTAAGATAGATTAGTGGTTTTGGTCCCAATTATCCCAATTGTTCTCGCCTGGACGATTACCGTTTTCATCTGTTTCTCGTTTCTTGCCGTGCCCGGTGTTTATATCTTCGCCCGCCTGGTTGGCTTTAATCTGCTTAATCTTCTCCTCGGACTGAACCTTAATCTTATCAAGCTCTGCCTGTGCGTCGAGTTTGCGCTTCTCCAAGTCCTCACGCATTATGCGGTCGAACTCATCGTTACGTGAGTACTTAGGAATACGTTCCGAAGCTGTCTGATGCGACAGGAAGTTATTCTGAACGGCATTGGCCAGGTTAGTTACAAGCTCACTGTCGTTTTGGTGAATGTATGGCTCAATCCAAGCGTTGATAGGCAGTTCCATAAGCGATGCCTGACACTCTTTCTCAAAGCCGTAGCCGAACTTCACGAGGTATATCAAATCCTCAATGAAGCCTTGTAGCTTCTGTGAGTCGTGTATAGCTTGCTCGATGGCAGGAGAGAACAGTAGTTTGACTGCAACACCTGGAAGGTCGCCCGACTTCAACTCTGGCGGCTTTACAGCGAAGCACTGCTCGTAAATCATATCATACAGAAGCTTGAGCTGAGTGTTGAAGGCGTTAGAAACCTCTGCTTTCTGTAGGAAACCTGCCTCACCCTGTGGGTCCTCAATCTCGATGTACTTAACCGAACCTGTAATCTCGTCTGGTTGGAAGTTGACTCCGTCGCCGCGTGACCACATAATCGGGAAGGCGTATGCTCTGTTGTTTTCACAGAAGTAAGAGAATGCCTCCTCGTAAGTCTCGATTGTCTGCTGTGCAGGAAGGAAGCAAGGACCTGCCTCCTCGCGGTAGTAAGCTACAGGACAACGGTCGTAGCCGTGTTCTTTCTGATAGTATATCTCGTAGCCGCTGAGACCAAAGAAATCCTTAATCTTCTGAACCACAGCGTGTTTTGACAGGCCACGCTTGGCGCGATACAGGAACTTATCATCCCAAATCTCGACGTACTCGGTAGAGAAGTTGCCTTCCTCATCGTAGTCAGCATACTTACGCGCGAACAGCTCCATCTTGCCTGTGAGACTGTTACGGTGCGGGTACAGAGTATCTCCCTTCAAATATGATAATGTACGTGCACGTGCGCGGCCGTCCTCATCGAAGTAACCGACAACGGCGGCATCACCGACAATCTTGTACTCAGTGAACTCATAGAAGTTGAACTCCATATTCATATCAAGCCAACCCTGGCGGAATATGTTGAAGTATTTCTGCTTCTTTGCCTCTTCCTCCTCGGTGCCCACAGGACCGGACAACTCAAATTGCATATCGTTGCCGGTTATATGTACACGCTGCTTGGTTGCAATCACTTGCTGAAATGCGAAGGCTGTGCGGATGATTGGCTGAATATACTCCCTTCCGCTTTCCGGGTCCTTTCTGCGAACATCGGGGTATTGAATCGGGTCGTTGATGGCGTGTCCAGAAGGATAGTACATACGTAAGAAGTCTGCCTGCGTCAATATACGCATAACAGGTCGGTCAACAGGCTCAACCACCTTCTGTCCGCGAAGGACTATCCTATCCTTCTTGCGGCCAACGGTACGGTTGGTTCTGAAACTGGACGGTAGAATCTCGAAGTAAGGATCTCGCGTCAGAATCTCTTTGTAATCAAGTTTCAAATTGTTATCCATATCATTTTAAGCTTAAAATTAGATACACCACGTTCCTTTGGCTTTCTTGTGCTTCTTTATTCTGAGGAAGAATATCTCTCTGAACAGAAGCGACTCGAAGAAGTCCGGAGAGTGTCCGATAATCTTCTTCATATCAGCCTTGTTTATTATCTGAAATGCTTTGCCGACGGATTCCTGTGTACGGCGAATACATTTACGTTCACGCATAAGGATGTCGCGTAGCTTCGTCTTACCGTAGCCGTGTCCGTCGAAAGACCTGTCAAGAAGATGCGGGTCGATGGAAATCTCGTTATCGCGGAAGTGCTTGTACAGCATAACCGCACACTGCGATTTGAGGTCTTTGTAAAGTTTCTTGATACCCTCCTCTTGTTTCCAGTCTGCCGCGATAGGTGCTGCCTGGTTGATAAACTTGACAGCTTCGGGCAAATGTCCTTCAAGAATTTGTCCGATTCCTTGATAGTCATATACTACATTTCCTTCCTCAACACCCCAAAGGGAAAGCTGCGCCTTTGCCACGTTTTCGAACGTCTTAGAGTCGAAGCGGCAGACATACACATCTTTGATGTGCATACCTTCCCATAGCCAAAATACGGCGTTATCGCCACCTTGCAGGGCAACGTCGATAGATGCGTAAAGAGTATTATCGTTGGTGTTTTGGAATGAATTGTCGAAGGCGTTGATGATATCGTCCATCTTGATGAGGTCATCGCCAGCGGAGCGGAACTTCCAGTTTCCGTCGAGGTCGCGGCTCTGCTGCTCCTCGTCCTGGTTCATAAGGTTTCCGATATATCCTGGGTCCGACTCGAGCAGTTTCTTGTTATCTGCGAGCTTTGCCTCTACGAAGCAGACGGATTTGACGCAGACCTCTGCAGGAGTGCCACAGGAAGCGTATTCGGGCTTCCAGTGCTTCATAATATCAACCTTACACTTCTCAAAGACTTCATCACGAGTCTCTCCCCAAACAACCTCATTGACGTCGTTGCTAGGCATATAGCAGTAGCGGATGACTCCGTCCATCTCCGGTATTGGGAATCCTGTCTCCGGATCAATCCATCCGCCGTTAGTGAGCAGGATAGCCACCCAAGAGTCGGGATCGGGGTTACACGTGCCCCAAAATCGAGTACGAATATGATATGCGTTTCGGTTATCGGTCAGAAGGTACTTGAACTTACGGAATGGGCAGTGTGTTATCTCGTCTATGCCTATGAAAGCGAACTGCTTGCCTTGGAATCTCTTCTTGAATGCGTCCCAATCTCCTTCGTAGTAGTTGAACTTGAGAAAACCGCCTGCATCGAAGTTCCACGTCATATCGTTACGTGACTTATTGTACGTTCCGTATTGGTCAAACACCTCGTGAGCCACCTCTTCCAAGTCCTCAAGGTCTGGTTTCTCGTTACGGAGAATCACACCTCTGAAATTCGGGTTCTGACAGTCCTTCTGCGCCTCAAGGAGTAACGAAAAACTTTTACTTCCGCCTCGGCAACCTCCTCCAATGGTCAAATCGGCGGGAGAAGATAGCATATTCTCCTGCCCTCCGAGTTGCGCAATTATCTTTTTGGGATCCTTGCTGTCTCGGATGGATTGTGCGTACTCCTGTGTGTAAACAGGCTCACCATTTGGCATTTTTAGTCCCGAAAACACCTTCATTTTGCATAAAAATACATTTTCTTTTGCAAAAATACGCAAAAATATTTGGAAGTTGCAAGAAAAATGTATATTTTTGCACAAAATTAGGTATTTTTATGCAGAAAAGTGCGTTTTAATGAATAAGTTAAGTGAATATTCAATTCGAAATCAGCCTCGAAGCGTCGAGGCAACATCGCGGGGTGGAGCAGTTGGCAGCTCGCTAGGCCCATATCCTAGAGGTCGGAGGTTCGAGTCCTCAACCCGCAACAAAATGGGACAAAAGGATTGTTTCCAGGATAACGTTAAACAAAAATCAATTTTATGGAAAGAGAAGAACTCTTACAGGAAGTTCAGAATGTGATTGAGGCTGATGGAAAGCAGCTATCGCCATCAATCAGTACAGAGACCATCAATGCAGAGCTTGATGACGAGTTGGAGAACATCGGTGACGATGAGGAGGCAAACAACAAGGTTTATAACCGAATTGCAAAGCGTCTGCTTCGTATCGACGGTAACATCCACTCAAATGTAAGCCGTGAGGTAAAGGCGTACAAGGAGAAGAACCCCGTACCAAAGCCTCACAAGCAGGAAACAAAAGTCAGCGAGACAGAAGAGAGTGAGACACTCAAGCTGCTCAAGGGACTTAGTGACCGACTCGACAACATTGAAAGGTCTCGCAAGGACAAGGCCGATGCAGACGCCAAGAACGCTGCTATCGAAACTGTCAAGAAGGGCCTAAAGGACCTCTTCGAGGAGGCCAAGATTGAGGTCAACGATTACATCTATCGTCAGACACTCCGCGATCTTGAGATTCCGGATGTAGAAGATGGAAAGAGAATTGACACTGACGCTTTGGTCAAGAAGATGGAACGAGCCTATTATCGCAACCTGAAAGAAGCAGGTCTCGATAAGAAGGAGACGGCCAAACCCCGATTCAACACCAAGCAGCCAAGCGGTGGCACATCTAAGCTTGATGAAGCTTTCAACAGAAAGCATCCGAATTGGAACAAGAAAGATTGAACTTTGAAGTCCTTGTCGGGCGACCGGCAAGGCACTCTTGAAGGAACAGAAGTACTGCCCGCCAAGAGACGTGTTAGGTAAATGTATTGTTTCACTAAAAAACGAACAAGATGAAGAACCAAGTATTTCAGACTGGTAATACCTTCGACTCTCACGAGTTCAAGGTAGGTCACGCCAAGAAGGTTTGGCGTCGCATCGAGGAGCAGCTTCCGGGCGGCTTCGTGATCAAGAACATATCTGACTTCGTTACCGCAGGCCTTATCCGTTCCGGTATGGCTATCGTGCCCGACACAACTCAGGGTGCTGATGCCAAGGACGTTAAGGTTCTTACCTGGGCACAGCTCAAGGCAGGTATCAGCGGAGCAGGTATCGACTCTCTCGGAATCATCGGCTTCTTGCAGGAGGACGTTCCTGTATCAAGCGCAAGCACATTCGGTACAGCCAATGTGATTGTAAAGGGTGAGATTTACGGTTATATGCTCGGTGGCACCCCCGCAGATGCCGCTATCATTGCTCCTGCAGTGAAGGGTATGACTCAGAAGAATGGCTTGAATATCCGTGTGATTGACTAAGCCGAGTGTTTAATTTATAAAAGGTAATAGAATATGAAAACGATTCCAGTTACTTTGCGTGATATGGTGCTGCTCGGTATGTACGGCGAGGATTGGCAGACCTTCGTTGACAAGTACGACCTGCAGTTCAATGCCATCTCAATCGATGGTTTTGAGTTTGCGCCTGTAAGCCTCGGCTATCAGTTCCAGCAGATGCTGTCAAAGGTTCACGCCACCGTGCTGCCTACCTATGTTGACCCAGAGTCTGAGGGTTACGAGATGCCTCTCGGCCAGGTTGAGGGTAAGACCGGAAACATCCCAACACAGAAGCTGTTCTATTCTGTGAACCGTACTGTAGTACGTGAGCAGATGCAGCTTGCACAGCGTGTTGGTCCCGCTATCCTCGACGAAGAGATGGCTAACGTAATGTTCGGTCTGCTCGATGAGGGTACACAGGGTCTGTACCAGGCATTCGTGAACGCTCTGAACCATCAGCGTCACCAGGTAGTTTCTACCGGTAAGTTCACAATCAACGCCACCAACAACCCACGTGGTATCAAGGGCGTTACCATCGGCTTCAATATGCCTGCTGCCAACCACGACGTTCTGCTCGGTCAGAATCAGTGGTGGGTTGACGCAGACCGCACAACCGAGGGTAAAAACTCTAACCCAATCGTATATTTGAAGAACCGCGTGCACGACATCCGTCGCACCCTGCACTACAACGGTCCTTTGAAGATGGAGATTTCGCAGGACCTGTGGGATGATATGCTGCTCCACAGCAAGGTTATGCCTCTGCTGAGTGACTATATCTACCGCAACATCACAAGCGACAGCGTTCGTGCTAATCTGATTCAGTTTGACTCTGATGAGGTTTACAAGGAGGCTATCCGCAAGATGATTAAGGTTGACGAGATTAAGGTACAGGAGACCTACGCTTACGTCTGCAAGCCAGGCGTTGACGAGAATGGCGAGCCTGACCTGGTAGAGGAGCGCATCGACAACTTCGACCCCAACAATGTTGCCTTCATTCCTCTTGGAAAGATTGGTGACATCCAGGGTGTACAGCCTCTGTCGATGGGTTACGACCCCGAGAAGATTGCTTATGCTATGGACAACCGTCTGCTCATCGAGCAGGAGGATATTCCTCGCACTCACAGCATCAACGTTAATGGTGAGATGTCGCAGCTTTGCGTTCCAAACGCAATCCGCAATATGTACATCAGCACCGTTTGCGGTACCGGTGGTAGCTCTAGCTCAAGCTCAAGTTCAAGCTCAACTGCTTCAAGCAGCTCAGAAGGCGGTAGCTCTAGCTCAAGCTCAGAGTAGTCTCTAACCATAGGATCATCTAAGTATGAGCGCAAGTAGTGAAAATACAGCAGTTCGCACGGTCGGGGAATGGCTCTTCGGCTGTGTGAACTTTGCCGTCCCTGGTGATGCAGTTACCAACATCACGGAGGATAGAGGTGTAGACGAGACAGCCGCAAAGGATTCTGTCGAAACTAATACTCTCCGACTGATGAAGGCTGATTTGTACAAGTGGATTATCCTAGGCCCAGGCAGGGTTACGGACACTAAGGACCAGGACAACGGATGGGCACACGCCGGCGGCGGTTACACGCTGTCGAAGGATGACAAGAAGATGCTTATGGATGAGGCTAACGCCATCTATGAGGAGCTTGAGCCATCTAGTGTGTTCGGAAAGAAGAAGATTCGTATGCGCTCCGCAGGCATTATGCCCGCATACCGCGATACAGATGGTACACCATTGCCACGTAAGCCGCTATGAGAAAGGTAGAAGTAGACAATCCTCGTTACCCGCACACTATTAAGATTGTGCGAAAGCTCGTCCCCGACTGGCTCGATGATGACGATGACTTGAGTGGCTCTAGTTCGTCTAGCAGTTCCTCAAGCGAGGGAGACGACGACGAGATTGTCATCTACGAAGGCCCTGGCCGTTCTTTTACCGATACTACAACTACAGGCGATGCCAAGGTCGACACGAACAAGAGAAAATGTTCCATTCCGGTTCGGTTTGACCAATGGCCCGCCGCAGACGAGAAAGGGAATCTGAGAATCCCGATGAGCGGCGATATTGTACAAGTAGTAAAGGCAAACATCACTGAGGAGTGGGAAGTAAAGGACTTCGAGCCGGACAACGACCGCTCTATTGTGTACGGAGAGCATAACAGGAACTTGAACGTGGAATAGCGATGGCAACAGGTGGTAAGATTGCGATAACAAAGGTCTTTGACAACATTAAGAAACGTGCTGAGAAGAAAGCCGAGGAG